ACGCACCGTCTTCTCAAAGGACTTTGTGCTGTCAAACCCCACAACAGTAGACCCCTTCACCGCTAGTCCGCTCTTCGGCTCAACTGCGGTGAATACGGTGGCTTTGCTGTTCTTGGTGTTGAACACAATGAGTCCTTGTGATCCAATGATAGCCTGTGGCTTCACGGAGTCAACCCCAAAAGGCTCACTTCGTGCCAAAAATTTCAAACCCTTTATTTGCTTTTCAGCACTCTGTGCCTTGCGCTTGCGGGGCTTGCGGGACGCACGGAGAACACCAAGACGGTCATCCAAATTTTGAATTGCGCCGCCAAGTATTTCGGTCATATATTTCAAACCCTTGGCGGTGAAGTGGGAATACCCTTCCTTCAGGTCAGGATCGCTGCCGCTGCTAGCCGCAGAAAATTCCTGAAGAACGGTGTCCAACCGTTCGCGCACAGCAAGAGCCAGCGGACGGTTCAGGTCACTGGTCTTGATCCAATCAAGCAGAGAGGTGTCCTTGCGCTTGCCGCCAAGCACAGCGGTCATGGTGTCATCAATCACAGGCTCCAACAAGCACAGGGTGGCATCTGCCTTGGCAGCAACCCGTTCAGCCACGCTTGGACGCTCCGCAACAGGTGCGTTGGATCGGGCACTGTCAAGCAGTTCTGTCAAGTGCTTTTGAATGAGTTCTTGCTGTTTTTCAGAGAACGGAAACCCAAGAATAGCCATGCGGCAGTACGGAGCCACAAATCGGAAATGCTCCTTTCCTGCACGGGACACCAGTGCTGCGTCTTCGCTCCGTCCGCTCTCTTCCAAGTAATCACGCACCCACACCTTGGCAGACGGAAGTTTATAATTCTGTCTGTACCAATACAGAGACTTCTCTATGGTGAGTTCAATGTCTTCTGCCTTGGTAGCAGGATCGTAGTGCGGCTCTGTCCCACCCGACAGAATGTTTTTCGCTCGTTCTTTTGAAATTTTCCGACTCATGGTTAGCATAGTTTGCTGAAGTTGTTGACCTTCTTATAGGTCAAGATGTTCTGGAACTTATCTAGCAGTTGGTCAGACTTGTGAGAGATCACAAAGATATTGTTGCTTCCGCCCATGCTTTGGAGTATCTTGATGACTTCTTCAGTGCCCACGGCATCAAGAGAAGAATCAAATACCTCGTCTAGAATCAACAGGTTCGTGTTGGCACAGTTCTTCATTCTAGCAATGTCTCGCCACGCAAGCAAGAGAGAAAGGTCGATTCTCAATTTTTCACCCTCGCTGAAATTTTCATATGAGAATTCGTCGCGGTGGCGGCTCTTGATTATTTCATTGAAGTCTTCGTTCAGGGTGAACTGGGCAAAAAAGTCCATTGAAATCAAATACTTGTTAATGATTTTGTTCAGGGCAGGAATGTATTTACGAATGATTTTCCGCTTGATGCCGCTGTCCTTCAGCAGCACCGTGGCAATCTCCATTGTGTGTAGATCCTGCACAAGATCCTTCTTCTGCCCTTCTGCACCGTCCTCTTCGCCCTGTAGTGCAGCCATTGCGTCTCGCTCAGTCTGAAGAGATGCCTTCTCTCGCTGCACCTTCTCTGCGAGTTCCTGCAACTGCTTCAGATACTTCTTGGATGAAGTGATGGCAGAATCGGTTCGGTGAGACTCCTGCTTCTTCTCGTCAATCTGCTTGACAACGACATTGGCAATATCCAACTTGGTACGAGCGTCCTCAAGCATCTGCTCCATCTTGCGAAGACCAAGCGCGAGTTCGGTTTCACGAGACTCCTTTTTGCTGATCATCTCCTGACGGAATTCATCAGGCAGTTCGTGCTTGCACACAGGGCAGTCCTCGTTCTGCTTGTAGAACTCCCGCTCTACCTGAACCTTCTTCACGCTGCCCTGCATCTGCTTGCGTAGAGTGTTCATCTGCGACAGGGAGTCGCGCTGCTTGTCCACGGACGCAACGCTCTCGGTGAGAGCGGTGATCTCGGTCTGTAGTTCAGCCTTCTTCTCAAGCAGGGCTTGAAGAGAACTCTGTTCCTCTGTGGCAGAAGTCTTATACGACTCTAATTGGGAATCGGACTTCTCCTCAATCTTCTTGATCATGTCAGCCTTGTGTTCAATCCGCATTTTGGCTGTGCTGATCTTTCCTTCCACATCGCGCAGGGCTTCCTTGGTTTCGGAAAGCCGCGTCTTCAGCACTTCATTCATTTTGGAGAACACATCAATGTCCAACAGATTCTCCACGATGTTGCGGCGATCCGCAGCAGGCAACCGCATGAACGGGACATAGTTCGTGGAGCCAAGGATAACTACCTGACAGAATGTCTTGTAGTTCATCTTGAGAATCTGCCCCTCAAGAATGGCTTGGTAATCCTTGGCGTTCGCGGTCTGCTCTACCATCTTGCCGTCCTTCTCAATGGCAAACAACTTGGGAGCCAATCCACGGGTCACCTTGTACTTGCTGCTGTTCAGGGAAAACTCAATCTCCGCTACACAGTCCTTGCCGTTGATGGAGTTCACCAACAGGGGCAGATTGATGTTGCGGAACGGCTTGCCGTACAGCACAAAGGTGAGGGCATCCAACATCGTGGTCTTGCCCGCACCGTTTTCACCACACACAAGAGTGGTTGACGACTTGTCTAGTTGCACTTCTGTGAATACATTGCCTGTACTCAACAGATTCTTCCAACGGATTTTAGTGAATGTAATCATGGCTTCATGCTCTCGTTTGCTAGGCACTCTGCGTACAAGTCACGCACCAAGTCCTTCAGCCGCTTGGGATCAGAAATATTCTGAAGGGCTTCGATTTCCTTGTTGATGATGGTGATGGTGTCCTCACCCAAATCCACGAGGTCGCTGTCCCCGCTTTGGTCTGCTTGCAGGTCTTCGATGATCGTGACTCCGTGGGGAGCCGAAGCGTACACCGAATCCACGAACTTTTCAAACAGATACGGCTTCGTCTTCTTCTCCACCACGATACGCACAAACTTACCGCGTGTGCGCTCTTCCTCTACAGACAGCGGAACTGTCTCGCTGGCATCGGTGTCATCGTAGCGAATCTGCGTGAAGATCGTGTGGGGATTCTTAATAAATTCTAACTCACGGGTTTCCGTGTCCAGAATATGAAAGCCTTTTTTGTCGCCGTAGTCGTTCAGCGTGATCTGATACGGGCATCCCAAGTAGTGGACATTTTCGCGGGAATGCCGCGTGTGAAAGTGTCCCGTGTACACCGCTTGAAACTTCTTGAACAGCCCTGCATCCATACCGCCGTCAAACGGCGTGTTCCGCAGCACTTGGTAGCCGTGCAGTTCTAGGTGTCCACACAGTATCTCTGCGGGAGTATCCCGTATGAACCGCAGCGACTCTTCTTCGTTTTCCTTGTTGATCCACGGCAGCATGGCAATGGGAAGCCCATCAAAGTCAAGCACCTTGGGGGTGTCGTGAACAACGAAACGGTCAGAGAACAACTCCTGAAGCGAATTCACCTCGCTCTTGTTCTTGTAGAAGATGTCGTGGTTGCCCAAGATGCAGTGCATCTTTGCACCGCTCTGCTCAAGCCGCTTCACGAATCCGCTCTGCACCGCGTTCAGCGTAAGAAAGTTCACGAACTTGCGGCGATCAAGAAAGTCACCCAAGTGAATAATAGTGTCGATACCCTCGGCTTCGATACGAGGAAAGAACACGCGGTCAAAGAACCGCATGAAGTGTTCCATGAAAATCGGGGAATCGTTACGCGCACCGAAATGGGTATCAGTCACCAATGCAATCTTCACTTCTTCTTGCCTTTCTTCACAGGCTTTGCTGTCTGTGCCTTCACGGGTTTCTTTGCCGCTGGCTTGCTCTTTGTCTTTGGAGCAGTCTTTGGAGCAGGGACTTCTTCCGCTTCACCCGTCTTCTTCTCAAACGAGTTGATGTCGTTCTCCGTCAAGAATGTGGGAAGAGTTTCAAAGTTGTCACCCACCTTCAGGTAGTTCTCACGGAACCACTTCTTCATCTGTGAGTCCACATCGCTCATCTCAATCTTCTTGAGTTTGATGTACGCTTGCTTCTTCTCCTTCTGGATGCGGCGAAGGAATGCATAGTAGATGATCTGCGTGAAGTACGAGAACGGATTCTTCGACTTAGACGGATCAAAGTTGTATGCGTACAGCAGACAATTCTCAATCCCGTCAGAGATCATCTCGTCCCGATAAGGGTAGTTCATAAAGTTTGGCTTGCGAGATAGGTTCTCCGCAATCTTCATAAAGCACTCGCCAATGTAGTGCGTCACGGGTGGGTGTTTCTCCCCCCGCGCATTGCTGTCGTCAACCAAAGCCTTCCACGCTTGCATCTCCGCGAAAAACTGTTGGTTGTCGATATAGTGGTCACTCTTCTTCTTCACCATCACATTCCTTTCGGTTCCATTATGAATCATTCAGCAACGCTTGTCAACCCTCATCTGTATTTTTTGGGGGTTCTTGTTCGGGCATATAGTCCTTCAAATATGGCGACCAATCATCGTGACTGTTGCCGTAGTTGGGCTTGTTTTTCAAATCCTCTGTGGGTTCTTTCCAATCATCCTTGGAAATCTTTTCGCGCTTGGGCTTCTTTGGCTTCTTTGGCTTGTCTTCCACTTCGTCTTCTTCCTCGTTGAGTAATTCTTCCAAGAAATCTGTGCTAGTGAAGTCCTGAACGCAGTCCTTCAGATAATCAAGAAATCCACTCTCAACCCAACTAGCCATGATGTCCTGTGGAATGCTGACAGAGAATATGATAGCGTTGGGCATACGGGGCGGCATATTCCCGCCCATAGGAGGCATGAATGGGAATGCAAGGGGAGGCAGTCCAAGCGGTGCTTTGGGATCAGCCTTGTTGAAATCAGAAAACGCATTCTTTAGGTCAAGGGTTGCACCGCTCAAGGAACCACTGGAGTACTGCTGTAGAAACTCATCCAGTTTCTCTTCCATCTCCTCATTGATCTTCTGTAGGTCTTCCTCGCTGATGTTCACGGGAGGAGCAGGGGGAACCGATGGAATGCCTTGGTTGATATCGTCTGCTTCGGTCTGACGGGCGTACAGGGCAACAAGATCAGGATCAGGAGCGAGTTCAACCACCACAAAGTCGGTGGGAATATTTGCGTGGATTTCGGATGTGCTGCCAAGCCAATCGGAGCAGTAGATGCTGTGACGCTTGAGTCCTGTGTATGGATCAGTCTGAATGTTATTGATGATTCGCATGGGGCGGTGGAGTTTGATCTTACCTCGTGTCTTGCCAGCAACCTTGGCAATAATCTCTTCGCCGCTGCGGAGTTTGAAGACTCTGAGTTCTGTGATTTTCTTCTTGCTCATGCGTCTTCTCCTAACTGTATCTTGACAACCTTGTAGTCAAATCCTTCGGCTTCGTACAGTTTCATACGCTCATTCATGTGACGGAGTGTGTGATTTTTCCATGATTTGAAAGACAGATCGTCGCCCAAATCGTAAAGTCGTGCTGTCGTCTTGTCTTTTGAAACCCGC